CCATTTGCTGGCGGTGCTGGTGCAAACCAATACTACCGTAAATTCACGGTTGCTGGTATCTAATTAGTTCACGCTAGTTAAACTAAGAAGGGACCTATTAGGTCCCTTTTTTAGCGCTGTTGGAAGTTAAATCCCAATTCTTTGAATGATTTTCCTATATATTCTGATTTTAAATATAGAGCCTTTCCTACATTATATGGTGTTATAATCTTATCATTATGACCTCTGCACCAATTATATACCGCCGAGCGAGATATAGGGTGAGTACAATGTTTGGCCGCCTCTGTTGATGTATTATAATCTCCCCATGGTGTGATATAAACACCTACCCAAAGTGATTCAATTCTTTTCTTTTGATGTTCATTCGTTTGCGGCCCGTATTTTTTACCAATCCCAGCTTTACTTAAATTCTTTTTATGTTCTTTTGAGAATGGTTTACGTTCAACCCCTATATGAGCTCGACTCATCTTCTTTTTAGTTTCAGATGATAATAATCTACCACTTAAAGAAGTACTTAAATTCTTTTTATGTTCCTCACTCATTGGGCCTCTAATATCACCACCCGCATTATAATCAAATCCAATACTAGTTTGATTTGCTCTATTGTAATATTGATTATTATTTTTTACATTAAATTCAGCGTGGTACCTAATCTCTTCTTCTATTGCTTCTTCTCTTGTATTATGTGTTGTTAGAATAGTTTTAATGGGCACTTCATTTGGTGTGTATTTAGATGACCCATAATAATCATCTTCATCAATCACACCGTGACATGACCTAACACCATGATATAACCCACCATCCGAATATTCTAAAAGATATGTATAATGATTATCCATATTATATTTATTAGGGCGTTGTTGGAAGTTAAACTAAGAAGGGACCGAATAGGTCCCTTTTTTAGCGCTGTTGGAAGTTAAATCATAATGAATCTGAATCTGAATTAATATCTTCCTCAGGTTTTTCACCAGAAGAAATTAAAGTCCATAGTTCTGAAAAACCATCGATAATTTCATCTTCATATCTCTCAATTGATTTTTCAACCGCTTTGTTGATATTACCGAAGATAGTGAATGCCTTGTAGATATCAACCAATTGTCTTGTTGAAACAACCTCATCAATACCGCCATCATTAAATGTTTTTCTTACAATACCTGCAAAGTTAACAAGATCATCAATAACCTTTTCATCCTTAACACCGAGCATTTCAGCATTTTTGATAAGAATTTTCTTTTCAGTGGCTTCACCGGGATATTTAATAGAAAATGTTAATGGGAATCTATCATTAAACGCTTCATTCAATGTTGTGGTGTTAACATAACGAATGTCGCCATCACCAACACCTTTAGTATTCATTGTAGCCATTACAGTAAATCCGGGTGAAGCATAAACATCTTCATTGATTCGTTTAAGGTAAACATAGCCTTCATCTAGAATACTCATTAAGGTTGATTCACCCTTTTCAGTAAGTCTATCAAGCTCATCTAGGAGAAGGATTGCACCGCGCTCCATGGCTACAACCGCAGGCCCTTTTTCAAAAACTGTATTACCATTCACAAGACGGAAACCACCAAGTAGTGCCTCCTCATCGGTTTGTGATGTTACATTCAATCGGATAATTTCCTTACCCGCCTTGGCCGCTGCCTCTCTAGAAAATAGAGTTTTACCAGTACCCTTCTCACCAACAAGTTTAATTGGAAAGAATTGATTGGATTTTAATACCTTTACAATATCACTGAATTCACCCCACGGGACAAAATCCTTGCGGGGTTTGTGATAAAAGTTGATGGTATGTGTTGATGATACACTCTTCATCGCCGGAGCACCAGTAAACACTTTCTTAGTAGTGTTTACAAGTTCCTCAACAACACCAGGTATCTTATATAAACCTTTCCCAATTCGATTTTCAACCGAAATTGTACCCGATGGTATCATCACTTCATTTCGTGTAGAGATAAGTTTTGCCATTTTTGGTGTCACTTCCAGTGTATTATATTCACTCATCACCAAACTGGCATATTCATTTTGTGTTATTCTTTTCATTATATAGTCCTCACATTTTTTAGGGAAGGATAATTCCTTCATCCTATATACATTATAACATATCCATAGCAAAAGTAAAGTGCAAAACCGTATTTATTTTTGTTTGAATGCCTTTTTTATTTTGTATATGTATATTATATCATACTATACGGAGGAAGTACAGTGCAAAACCGAAAAGAATAGGGATACCTTCTGGTATCCATTAAGGGATATGGAAATATATCCACAAAAAGATGATGGTAGCACTGTACAGAACACGCATAGTATGATATAATATACATATAAACAATTGAAAAGGAAATAATTTATTAAAAAGATTTACATTTGCACTTTACTTTGACTATAGTTATGTTATAATGTATATGTAAGGTTAATAAAGAGGACACACAATATGAAAAAAGATATAATCGCAAAATTACTGGCCCAAGAGAACTTAACAATTCTAAGAACAAATGATGCCACCGCTTCATTCGATGTTAAGAATAGGGTCTTGAGACTTCCTGCTTGGAAGGATATTACAAATTATGAAGAGTTATTATTAAAACTTCATGAAGTGGGACATGCACTATATACACCTTGTGACATGGACCCAGATCACCAGAAATTCTGGGGTGCAATTAATATTGTAGAAGATGCACGCATTGAACGAATGATTAAAGCTAAATATAGAGGTGCCGCCAACGCAATGCGCGAAGGTTATAAAACTCTTATTGAAAAAGATTTCTTCGGCGTCAATGATACTGACCTAAATGAATTAAATATACTCGACAAAATCAACCTACATTTTAAAGTTGGTGATGTTGTCGATGTACCATTAACTGATGAAGACCTTTACTGGGTTAACGAAATTGGTAATGCCACCGATTACTCAGATGTTTTATATATCGCTCACGCATTGCATGGTATTGCCGAAAAACAAGAAGAGGAACAAAAAGAAGAGGAAAGTGATTCACTACAATCTGGTGACGAGAATGGTGGCGAAAATACAAATTCATCACAGGGTGAAAATAATTCGGAAAGTCGCAATGACTCATCACAGGGTGAAAATAATTCGGAAAGTCGCAATGACTCATCACAGGATGATGAAGATATTAATGGTTCACCACAAAATAGTGCGGAGGATAATAATTTATCTAAAACACAACAAGCGTTTGATAATCATTTAAGTGATAAAGTCATTTATGATAAAAAATCATTCGTCTCCGCTTTTATTCCTAAGTCACATAAATGGAAAAATATTTTTGTGAGTCATAAGAAATTTTACAAAGATCTTAATTTAGAAGATTTCGGTTCACCTGAATTGGATGCAGAATTTACTAAATTTATGAATAAATCTAAAAATGGTGTTTCATTCCTAACTTCAGAATTTAATAGAAGAAAATCTGCCAAGGATTATCGTAGATCATATTCTGCACGGTCCGGTGACCTCGATGTTTCTAAGGTTTGGCAATATCAATTTTCGGATGATATATTTAAAACAAGTACTGTATCACCTACTGGGAAAAATCATGGATTTATTATGTATGTAGATTGGTCTGGTTCTATGACCGACAAGTTATTTAAAACTGTGAAACAAACCCTGAACCTCGCTCAATTTGCTAGAAGGATTAATGTACCGTTCGAGGTTATTTTATTTTCAAATTCATGGAATAAATTATATGATGATGATGGCGAAAATGCATATAAACCACCTGAAGATAATATTGAGATTGGCCAATTATGCCAGAATAGAAATCAACGCGGGGTGAATTTGTTACAGGTATTATCTTCAACAATGACTAATAATGAATTCAGAGAGGGTTCTAAAAAATTATTTTGGTTATCACTTTATAATGGATATAGTAATAGAACTTATGTACCAAAATCTTGGGACAATTATGATAGCAAATATTCATTAAGTGGAACACCATTGAATTCAGCGCTTGTGTATGGTTTATCTTTTGCCGATAACTTTATTAGGAAAAACAGAATTGAAAAATTGAATGTAATTGTTTTAACCGATGGCGAAGATATAGGTTCATTTGAAAGAATTGAATCTGATGATCAATATCAAACTTGGAGTGATGATCATCTCACCGGTTGGTATAATAGAGATGCTGTTGTTGAAATTTATGATAGAAAAACTCATAAAACTTATGATATAACGAATCCAAATGGACATTATGAGAATAATGTCGAGTCATCGGATATTACCGGTGCTGCATTGCAGATGTATAAGGATAGATTTAATGCCACAGTGACTGGGATATTCATTGGGTCGAAACGTGATTTAATATATCACATGAATAGAAAACTGGGTCATGACCAAGAAAAATTAAGATTATTGAAAAAAAATCTTAATAAGGATGGATTTATCCCATTCGATGGTGTTGGGATGGACACAAATTTTCTTGTGACTTCGGGTGAACGGGCCCGTGAAGAGGCGATGGAAAAACCTAAGGTTAATAAGGCGGGCAATATTACCAAGGCCGCATACGCCAACACATTTAAAAGGTCTTTGAACTCAAAGGCGGCGAATAAAAACATGTTGAGGGAATTATCCAAAATTGTAGCTTAAAATCAAAAAGTGTGTCCTCACTTTCCCCACCTAACGGTGGGTTTTTTATATAAATAGTATATGAATATTAAAAGGAATACATAATGGCTAGTTTATTTACACCAGATGAATTTAACACCGCACGACCGAGTAATTATCAACTTGTATTCCAACGTCTCCCGGGTGTTACATTTCACCTTCAAACTGTATCGCTTCCAACGGTGACAATTTCAGAAATTGATGTTCCAAATCCTATGGTTGAAATGCAGGTTCCGGATGTTCATATCAATTATGATAATTTAAATGTTTCATTCCTAGTCGACGAAGGCTTCTTTAACTGGAATGAGATTCATATATGGATGACCGACTTCTGGAACCCAGAACGTGGCGGCATTACTTCAAATATAAATGAGTTAATGACCGACGCGACTCTACATATTTTATCAAATAATGGCAATCCTCTAAGAGAGATTGTTTTTCATGACTGCTGGCCTACTTCTTTATCGGCCGTTGAAATGACTACTATGGCGGATGCAGAACCAATCATGTGTGATTTAGATATTAATTATACCCATTTTACTATGAAATAAGTTTGTTTACTTTTATGACATAATATGTTATAATAGTAATATTGATGAGGAATATATATTATGAATCTTGACGAATATCAAGAAATGGCAGAAAAAGATTGTGAAATGGATAAGAATAAACTGGACCGAAAGGCCGCAGAAATTCCTGTCATTACCGCTAAATATCTCCGCTTTCTATCCAAAGAAAAAATCAAACTCAAAGCATTGGAACAACAACGTTCTAAAGTCTATCGTAATAGATATGCATATTACGCTGGATATCTTGACGATTGCTATCAATATGTACTACAAAAAAATGAAATAAAGGCTTTCCTTGAGGGTGATCTAGATTTATTGGAGGTCGAGGCACGGGTGGAAGTTCAGAAAGTCATGGTAGATTATTTGACCGAAGTTATCAATACATTAAATCGTATGGGATTCTCAATCAAGAATTGGATTGATTTTAATAAATTCCAGGCCGGTGGGTTTTAGTGCTATATTTAACTAAACATAATGATGTATATATTAGAATAGAAGTTGACGATCCTGGAATCTTGTTTGAATTAGACGATTACTTCAAGTTTAGAGTTCCAGGCTATCGCTTCATGCCAGCATTTAAGACCGGACAATGGGATGGATTCGTTCATCTATTCTCCACTCGTAATAGGGTATTATATATTGGATTGATAAACCATATTGAAAAATTCGCCAAACACTATAAGATAAAATACACCGTATCACCTGAACTAGATGAAGCATTTTCTATTGATTATGAATATGTCACACCGGAGCTTGAACTAAATGTAAAAGGCGTGGGTATAATCCCTTATGATTATCAGGAAGCGTCTGTGCGTTTCGCCATTGAGCGCAAGCGTGGCATCATTTTAGCACCAACATCGAGCGGTAAGTCTTTGATTCAATATCTTATTGTCCGTGAATGGATGAAGAGTGTTGATAAGATATTAATTCTGGTCCCCACCATCTCGCTCGTTAAACAACTATCTTCCGACTTCCTAGATTATTCTTCCACCGATGATGACTTCGATGAATCTATGGTTCATCAAATCTCGGGTGGTAAAGAAAAGGATGCAGAGTCTCAAATATATATTTCTACATGGCAATCAATTTTCAAACAACCTAAAGATTATTTTGATAAGTTCGGTGCCATCATGTGTGATGAAGTTCATACGGCGAAGGCCAATTCCATTACTAAAATACTAGAGAAGTTAAGTGATTGTCCTCTCCGCATAGGCCTTACCGGTACATTATCGGCCGATGATACTAAAACAAATAAATTAGTCCTCGAGGG